AATTTGTAGAATTTCTAAAAGCATATTTTACATTTATGGAATGTGCTGAATTGGGTATTACTGAATCTGAATCAACAGAAGGTATCTTATTAGAAACAGAAACAGGTCAATCTAACAGATTATTGTTGGACGCAAGTAGACTTGGTTCAGAAGCAACTCAAATAGACGCTGGCGATAAAGTTTTACAAGAAACTTCCACTTATGGAAAATTTACTTTCGGCGAAATCATAAAAGGTCAAACTTCTAATGCTCAAACTGCTATATTAGCAGAAGATTTAAAAAATAATAGATTATTCATAAATGCAAATGATAAATTTATAGATGGTGAGACAATTGTTGGTTTAACTTCTGGTGCTTCAGGTATTGCAGGAAGTTATAGACCAAATCCAGTAAAATCAATCCAAGAATTATTAAACTTTAGGGATCCCGATAAAGTTATACAACATTTCTTATCTCAATTTAGAAATGAAGTCTTAAATACAATTCCAGAAGACTTACACGGTGATATTAACAAAAGAGAATTAATTAAAAGAGTAAAAACTTTATATCGTACTAAAGGGACTGCAAAAGGACACGAATTATTTTTTAGATTGTTATTTGGTGAGAATTCAGAAATATTTTATCCAAAAGAACAAATGTTAAGAGTATCAGATGGAGAGTTTACTTCTAACCAAGTTTTAAGAACAATTAATAGTGTAGGTAACACAGGAGATTTAGTTGGTAGACAAATTACAGGTTTAACTTCTGGTGCAACTGCAATTATAGAAAATTTAAATAGATTCCAAATTGGAGACAAACTTGTATCAGAATTATTATTAAACCAAGATAGTATTGTTGGAACTTTTCAAGTTAATGAAATAATTAGAGGAACAAAAACAGATACCGATGATGTTTACATTAAAGCTGAGGTTACTGGTGTTCCTGGAACATTTACAATAACAAATGATGGTGCAAACTATATTAAAGGAGACCAAGTTAAACTTTCAGGTGGTGGACAAGGTTCAATCTGTCAAGTTGGAGAAGTTGGTGGTTCTGGAATAACAAATTTCTATATTAACGCTGCTGGTACACAATATCAAATAGGTGACCAATTAGTTTTTGATAATGCAAATACAAATGGTGGTGGAGCTGTTGCTGAAGTTGCTGTTGCTAATGGAGCAATTGGTAATGAAACAGGTGACGATGGACATATACTTTTTGAAACTGCAACAAGCAGATATGATATTAACCCAGGCAGTAAAATGGTTTTAGAAAATGGAGTAGGTGATATTACAGATATAAGATTAATTAATAGTGGTTCTGGTTATACAAAAACACCTTTGGTTACTATTAATAGTTTAAATGGAGTTAACGCTGAAGTACTTTCATATGGAGACGAAATTGGAAAATTATTAGGAATTGATATAATAGAAAGTGGTCGTTCACACGAACAAGCGTCAACACCTCCAGCAGTTCAGTTTATAGAATCAATTATTGCGTTAAGTACAAATGGAAACTATGTAGTTGGCGAAACAATTACTGGTTCTTCTTCTAGTGCAACTGGTGTTGTAGTAAGTTGGGATGCTAATAGAAAATTATTAAGATTAAAAGATAGAAATGCTAATTCCTTTTCTGTAAATGAAACTATAACAGGTGGTCTTTCAGGTACAACTGGTTTAATGGGAAAAACAGACCCAGCAGTTGCAACGATTGATGTTGTTGGATTAGCAACAAGTGAAGGTAGATATGTTTCAGAAGACGGACACTTATCAGAAACAACAATGAAGATACAAGATAGTTTATACTATCAGGACTTCTCATATGTTGTTAAAGTAGGTCGTACTATTAATGAATGGCGAGACGCATTTAAAAAGACAATGCACCCTGCTGGTTTCTACTTTACAGGACAAGTTAATATTGAATTAAAATTAGATAACAAAATTAAAATGCCTGTTGTTGGAAGGGTTACTGGTATTACTGCAAGTCCTTGGATTACATTAATGAACACATTGTTTGGTAGTGTATTTGGTAGAAGATTAGGAACAAAAACTGATGGTTCAACTCAAAGAAGTAATCCACTTGAAGGAAAAGCTGCTGATGTTGCCCAAGGAGGTAAATCTCCTTTCTCAACAACAACTAGGGATGTTACCTTAACACAAACTCCAATATCGTATTCTTTTCAATTTAAACCATTTTATTATTTCAGAACAATCAATACAAACTTCGGTTCTGTATATGCTGGACCAAGATTAAGAGAATTTGATAGAAGATTCCAAGGTATGATTAATACAAGTGCTATGAATTGGGCAAGAGTAAAAGATTTGAGAGTAATAGGTTCTAATACGCCTGCTGATGGAACAGAAGTTCAATTTGGCGATTTAGCAACTATAGCAAAGACTTATATTACTTTGCCTGTTGAGGTTTTAGTGCCTCAAGGCAAGTTTAGTAATACAAGTAAGAAATTTAGTAGTGGTACTGCTACTTTTGACGCAAGCTCATAAAGATGGCGTATAAATATTAGAATAATAGGAAAAGAGATATGGCAAAGCAAACAATAAATCTAGGTAGTTCTCCAAATGACGGAACAGGTGATAATCTTCGTGTCGGTGGTGATAAAATTAATGATAATATAAATGAATTATATACAGCACTAGGAGACGGTTCAGATTTAAAAATTGTAGTATCAGGAGCTTCTTCAAACCAAATTTTACAATGGTCAACTTCAAACAATAGATTTGAACCAACAAACTCGGCAGCTGCTGGAGATATATCAGTTGACTTAACTCCACAACTTGGTGGTGATTTAGATGTAAACGGAAACAAAATTGTTTCTGCTTCAAATGGAGATATTGAATTAATCCCACACGGTACAGGAAAAATTAAATTAGATACACTAACATTTCCAACTTCTGCTGGAACATCAAACTATGTACTTGCAACAGACGGCGCAAGTGCAATGTTTTGGAAACAAGTAGGAAGTACAATTACTCTTTCTGCTGATAGTGGTACTAATGATACATTTACGGTAGGCGATACACTTAACTTTGGTGGTGGTAGTGGAATAGCAACAACCGTATCAGACGACAATATTTCAATTGCAATTGATAACACGGTTGCTACATTAACAGATTCACAAACACTTTCAAACAAAACAATTGATGACCCAGCTTTAACTGGAGTGTCAACAGGAAATATTAAATTAAGATGTGGTACACTAGGTTCATTTATTGCTCAAGGTGCTAATGCCCTTGCAAGTTTTGAATCTGCAACAACTTATGCTGGTGCTTTCGGTGTTGATACATCAACTCACAAAGCATATTTTGCTTCTAATACTGCTTGGAACGAAATCGCAACTACATTATCATCAATTGATATTTTTGCTGATGTAAATACGACAACTGCAACTCCAACAAATGGACAAGTACTTACTTGGGTTGCTGGAAGTTCAGATTGGAGACCTACATCTATTGTTTCAGAATTATCAGATGATTCAAGTCCAGTACTAGGTGCTGGTTTAGATACTGCTGGATTTACAATTTCAGGAACAGGTAAATTAGATTTAACTGGTTCTGGTGGAAAAGCAAGATACGATTTTACAAATACTGGTGCTTTACCAACGGCAGCTACTTATACTGGTATGTTCGCTGTAACCACTTCTGATAGTAAAGCTCACTTTGCTACAGGTTCTGGTTGGATAAACATTATAACAGAAAACGATAGTGTTGATAGATTATCAGATGTTGATACTACTACGGTTACTCCAACATATGGACAAGTATTAGTATATGAAAATGTTGGTGGTACTGGAAGATGGAGACCTAATGATTATACTCCTGCTTCTAAAGTAGCAGCTAATTTTAATGTAACCAATAATGGTTCAACAGATTTTACATTTACAGGTGATGGATTTACTACTCATAATAGTGGTGGTTCGCAAAATGATCCTGTACTTTATTTAAAGAAAGGACATACATACACTTTTACGGTATCTAGTGGTGCTTCACATCCATTTCAAATACAAAACACTCATTCAGGATCTGGTGGAAGTGCATATAACTTTGGTGTAGATAACAACTCAACAGGTAGTGGAACAATAACTTTCTGCGTACCAATGAACGCTCCATCTACACTATATTACGAATGCACAAGTCATAGTGGAATGGGAAATACAATAAACATATCTTAATGGGAAGATGTATAAATAGTACAAAGAAACAGGAAACAAACAATGCCAGCGATTATAACAAGTAAATTTAGACGAAATAATGCTCAACAATTTGAGGAATCTTTTGGTGAAGCAACTCCAAATGTCTATTACCTAGGAATAGGAAAACCTTCTGCTTTTGGAACAAAAACTAGAGCAGATGGAAGAACAGATAACATAGGAACTGATTCAGCTCCTATTACACCAGCCGATTCAGTACAAGATGAGTATGATACTTTTGATGATTTACTGGCTGCTAAAAAAATTACTGCTTCAGATGTAGCTTTTGCTGCTCCAAGAATAAATTGGACATCTGGAACAACTTACGATATTTACAGACACGACTATGGAAACAGAATAACAGGA